TCTACATATGCATCTAGGTTTCGATTGCTTCGTTTGGCTTCCAAGCCTTGACCATAAATCAAATCGGCTATTCCCTTAACGCATCTGTTATTTGTTGGGCTACCATAATACATATCAATCAGATATTGATAGTAATCATTGGAGTCCCCATATTCTACCCATTCCTGATTCTTTTTTTCAATTACTTCAGGTGTAGTATATGTGCTAAAATTTATAATTCTTACTTTGCTCATATTGTAATCCATTCTTTGTCGTTATCTGCTGAATAAGTCCACGATTTTCTGCTTAATAAAATATTTGGACTATCCGTTACCCAACGATAAACCATCTCATAAAATAAAGTATCTGAGGAATCATAAACTCGCACTACAAGTTCATCCAAATTATCTGCCTCATTTGATATATCAGTCATCGTTGGGAGATTCAAAGATACAGAGGAATTTGTGCTTGTATAACTTTGTGTCAAGCTAACCTCAGTTTTGCTCCTTTTATGGATAACCTTTAGTATAACATCCGAATCAGGGAAATTAATAAAGGGATATATGTCGATTGTTGTATCCGTATTCAGGATGTACATATTAATATAACGCAAGAATCGAATATTGTTTGAAAAAAAAAAGCCCCCATTGTGGGAGCTTCCTTTTTGAGATATATAGTATGCTATTAAGCAGGTGTAGCGTCTACCGTAAAGATAGAAGATAAATCTGCGTATGAAGATGCATCTAATGGGCGTGGAGGATTAGCCTCAGTAGAGATAAAAGAAAGGTTATAGGTTCTTGGGTCACCTAAGTTAGCTCCCCATGATTCAGCTCCCGTTGTAACGTCAGCTCCGTATTCCTCTCCTAACAACCAAAAATTGTCGTTTCTATCCCATACTACGATTCTCCATCTCCCCTTTGCAAGAGTATTCAAATCGTCAAAATCGTTAATGAAACCATCTTGTGCTTTTGGCTTCCATGTCATAGAGAGAGTTCCCTCATACATAGTTGTGCCTCCATTTCTATCGCTAGTAACGGCTACTTCAAAAGTAGATGGTCCTTTAAGCTCCCAAAAATGCCCCGTAACATTAGTTGCTGCACTATCGGTAATTGAGCTTACTGCTCCGATATTGCCCGTTCCTGAAACAACATTAACAATGTCGCTCCATACAAATGGAATAAAGAATACCCCTTGTATTCCTCCTACATATTCTTTGCAAGGTTCAAGCCTTGCGTCTATTGAATTACAAGCCATAATTTATTGTGTTTTAAAATGGGAGGAGTTTCCCCCTCCCGTGATACTATGAAAAAAATATACTTAAGTTACGTTAAGTACAACTTGCTGTGTTGGATTTGTAGCGATGATTCCTCCCGTAAAACGCATGATAATTCTTACGTTTTGGCTTCCATCTAAATCTGCCATATCTAGAAGTTTAACTTCATTTAAGTCAGATACTAATCCCGTTCCGAAGTGCAAGTCAGATTTCAATCCTAATACGCAATCGTCATCTGTAAGACCAGGACACATTTCTACGGGAATACCTTGGAAGTTCATTGGCTTCTCTCCAACGTAGAATTGGAAGTTATAGTTACCTGCTGATAACGCAGCCTGATACGCCTTCATTGTAGATGGTCCAACAAAGAATGTAAAATCTTCCTTGCCATACAAAGCAGCAGGTGACGCATCTAACATTCCTTGTAAACGAGTTACTACATTTGAACCCGTAGTTGCTCCACTAGCAGTTTCAGTAATCGCTGAATTATCTAAAAGATATCCAACCATTCCCTCGTCCGCAGTTCCATTATACCATAGAGTAGTTTTCCAAATTCCCTTTTCAACTTGCTCAGCAACTTGGGCAGCGGTTTGGGCTAAAACGAAATCTTCAAAGCTAGACGGCATAGTACTGAATGCTGAGAATCCCATCTCCATAGTTTCCCATGTTTGGAATAGGTTTTTCTTACACAATGTAAGATTGACCTGCTTCTCAGTAAGTGTCAATACATACTCGTCTAGAGTTACGCTAGAGTTATCTGTAAAATCACAAGTAGCTGCATCGATGCTAACGCTAGATGCGTAATTTCTGATAACCTCCTTGTAACGGATGTTAGGGTGGATAGTGATTAGATTCTTCGCTAAAGTGTCCCCACTCAACAAAGCTGCGGCAACATATTTCCCTGCATATTCCCCTGCATAGGTGTTCGTGCTAAGAGATGGTCCGCTTAATTGGATGTTTCTATTTTTCATTGTTTTCTAGTTAAAAAGTTGATTGAATACTCGGTCAGTTAAAGTTTCTTGTCTTTTAGCTCCAATTTTAAATTGTTGCTTATTCTCGTTTCCTGCTTCAGGATTAAATCTTGTACGCTCTCCCTCATCTGACAAGCGATTGCGTAATTCATTGTTTTCCTCCTGCAACTTTGAAAGTTGAGCCTTAATGGATTTCAATTCGTCTGAACTCATATTGGTCTTATCTTTGTCCTTGTATTCTTTATATTCTTGTATCATTTCAGATACTTTTTCGTCTTCGACAATTTCCATAATTGCCTCAGCCATTTTTTCGGCTACTTCTTCGTCGGCACCCATTTTTTCCTCTACTTTTTCAAGCAAGGCAGGTTTACCCATTTTTTCTTCTTTTTTAGTTTCTTCAAACTGAGTTTCTTTTACCATAGATTCGATAATTTTTTTAGGTTGTTGTGTTTCGGTTGGAGCTTCTGCTTCTGCTTCTACTTCTACCTCTACTTCCTCCTTTGGAGAATCTGATTTTTCGGTTTCCTTAATTATTCCACTTTCGTCTACTTCGATTGAAGTACCATCTTCTAGAGAATACTCGCCTTCAGGTAACGGAATGTTTCCATCTTCCGTAACGATAAAAACTGCATCCCCTACTGCGAAGTTTTCGGAATCCAAAATTGTTTCTCCATCAGCAGTAGATTTCTGTGCTAATTCAACTTTGGTTTCTTTCTTTTTATAACCAAGTCCTCCAAGCACTCTATCTAATATGTTTTTTTCTTCTGACATATACTTATATAACGATTGATTTATTTTCTGTTAGATTTTCTCGTATCCAAGACTTTCAATGTATTCGTGCAAATCAGGAGATACGCTATGTTTGGATGCTTTGATTTTTGATTTCTCAGCAAAGAACCCTTCAATAGAAAAGCCCTTAACCATCCCCGTTTTTACATATTCATCCCATATTTTAGGATTGTCTACTTTCATTGAAACCATCCAAGTTCCGATTGGGTCGTTAAGATTGTACAAAGCACTCTTGTCCTTGTCCATATCTTCTTTAACCCATGATTCGACTAGAGATAATCCCTGAATATCAAACTCATGTTCTAGAGTTGCGTTGTTTTGATTGCCCCTCATCAGATATAGTTCGGATGCTCTTTTTACGGTATTCTTTGAAAAATACACATAGAATTCCTCCTCGTCTTGATTTCGATATATCGGCTTGTCGGGAATCAATGCAGGACCCATAAGGATTCGCTTGTCAGCATCAACAGTTGCAAATTCTACTTTATGTTTTTCTTGCTCCTTTAAAGCTACGAAATTGGATTCAATCGCAGGTGCTGAAACTATACTAATAGCATCAATGCCATTTGCTACTTCCTCTTCGTCTAGTATTAATTCTACAATCCTCATAAAATATAATTAACTTTTTTAAAATGGACCTCCATATGGATTAGTCGTATCTACCTTATTTAAAGTATCTTCTATTTTTCTTGCTCCTTCAGTAATCTTTTTAGACGCAGCTACAAAATCGTCTTCCATCCTTAAATCAAAATTAATGGCTTCAGTAGGTCTTATTCCTAGAACATCCGCAGCTTTTTCTATTTCGTTTAAAGCTCTGTACGATTCCTGCAATATGTCTCCCATCTCTCCATGCAATTTAAAGGTTCGTTGTAAACCCTTGTTTATTTCTTGAACTGATTGCTTTGCTAGATTTTGTACATCCTTAAGAGAACTTTCTGCATTTTTTGTAGCTTGGTTCAATCGCTTTTCAATGTTTCTCAATTCATCCATGCTTTTTAAAGCGATTTTTTGATTTTTTACTTCTGACAAATATTCTTTACTTTCCTGACGTTTGTTTGCATCTTGTAGCTCTGCAAAATATTTGCTCGTACTAAATTTCTGAAATGATGTTTTTTTCTCCATGGTTACCAATATAACGATTTAACCTCCAAGTGTTGCATTTTGATATATCTTCCTATCCAAGCTTTCCCCCGTTTTAATATCTGTACTAACTACATATGCTCTCTGCGGTTTCATGCTCTGATTCAAGGCATTATTTAATTGAATATTAGAATCTAGGACATTCCCTCTAGCTATGGAGATATTTGGTCCGCTTGGGATTGCTCCACCTCCACCGCTAGGGATACCTCCCGTTCCTAATTCACTAGCCATTTGTTGGGCTTGTTTTCTTATCTGCACAACATTGGCTAAACCTCCTGCTATAACTCCTGCCATGTTTACATAATTCAATGGAGGAGGAGAAGATGCTAACGCTTTGTTTGCCCCTACATAAGTTTCCATTATTGCCTTAGCGATTGAAACAACTGCTTGTGCTTTTGCATCCTCACCTAATAAACTCCCTGCTAAATCTAATGCTGATGAAACGGCTTGTGCTTGTGCATCTAGAGAATCCAATTCCATTTGTGTAGTTTCCTCTGTATAGGTTTTTTTGGCTTCTGCATATTCTCCCTCCTTTGCTATTCGTTCGGCTTGATACTCCCCCTCCTTAGTTATCTTCTCAGCTAAAAGTTCATTGTATCGAGCAGTCCCTTTTTCCTCACTAGCAAGACGCTCGTCTAATAATCTCATCTCCTCATTATGTAACTGCTCCATTGCGTCCATCTGTGCCTTGATTCGCTCATGCTCTAGTTTAATGCTTTCTGTATTGGCTTCCTTAACCATTCTGTTTCTCTCTGTAACTGCATCTTCGATTGCCCTCTCTGAGTCTTTTGCTTCTTGGTCAATTCCTCTTAAAGTATCCTTAACAGAAATTTCTGTGTCAACAATCGTCTGATTCAGCCCTTCCATTTGAATTTGTAAGGCTTTTATTTGGGCATTCCTCTCGTCACTTTGCCCCTTCGCTTTATTCTCCTCAACTAATAGGTTAATTTGATTCTGTAATA